TCTAAGTTTGAATTTAAAATGTCTTTGGCCGTTAAATTTTTATCGACCATAGACTGTAAAAAACTGTTCTGTGTTTTTTCTTGCTGAAGTTTTACGATTCTTTCTTGTTCGCGCATTCGACGTTCGGCTTCGATTTCTTTTGCCCGGACCGCTTGATCAATTTCGCCGAGCATCTGGGCTTTGCCGTCAGCGCCAAGCGTAGAATCAAATTCACCGGATGCTAATTTCTTTTTAGCATAATCCGGATTTAACTGCGTCCATCCACGAAGGGCCGCTTTTGATAGCTGCGCTTCGCCCTGGGCTTCAAGTTCGATCGCTTTTTCACGCGGTAACGATCCCGACTGAACTAAGTTTTCGATCGTCGCTTTATTCATATCGCGCTGTAATTGCACCGAACTTGGATCGGCCATTGCGGCAGAAGTTAAATTATTTTGTGTCTCACGATAATCGGTGATCGCTTTAATCCCGGCAAGTTCTGCCATGCCGTTCGCCGAAGTCTGCGCAAGGTTTGCTTTAATTCGTCCCGATGCTTCTTGATAAAAAGCTCGCGCGCCGCTTGTTCTAGCTTCTTCGCCGATTTTACCTAGAGTTTCTTCGGCTTCTTTTTGATAGTCTTCAAAAGGTTTCGTGTCGCCAGGCTTTGCGGTTCTAATCGTGTTTTGCAATTTGATCGCAAGGTCGGCGTTTGCTTTTGTGATTTTGGCTGTGATGTCTGACGTATTTTGCTGATCAATTCTTTTTGCGACGAGTTCGCCCGCATCCTGAACCGCTCCGCCAAGTTTAGTCATTGCATCGCCGGCAGCTCCGCCCAGCATTTCAGCCGAATACTTTGGCCCGTCGACCGGACCCAAGCCCCTAGTTTGTTGGTTATATTCTCTTATGACAGGCATTATGACCACGCTCCCGATTTTTGTCCGGCGCTGTAAGTGTTACCCGCGCCCTGTAAAAGTGCAACCGCGCTTCCGATGTCGGCGGCTTTTGCGCTCGACTGCGCTTCGAGTTTAAACATTTTTCCTTGTCGTCGATAGGCATCCGCTTTTTGCGCACCCGCAGCTTTAATATTTTGAGCGTCACGTTCTGCGTTTGCGGCGTTATCTTGTAAAACTTCAAGGGGTGAACCTTCCATTTTAATCCCGCTTGCGCCGATCGCGGCCACGTTTCTAGCTTCGTCTCTACGAAAACTTAAACGGAATTGACGTTCATCTTCTGCCGCTTGGGCTTCAGTTAACTGCGCATTTTTTTCCGCTTCGGCGGCATTCAGATCGCCAGCGAGTAGGGCGGCTTTTTTCTTTTCTTGCTGCCCGTAAATGCTTAGAAGCGTTCCCGCCCCAACGACCGCGGCCGCTGTAATTGCTGCCATAGTTTAACACTCCTTCAAGTAAGCACGTTCGGCCATTTTAAACCCGCGGCGTAAAAGAAATGAATCTCTGACCGGGGAATTATGTTCTAAGGTGAACGTGATCCAATTACATTTAGTTTCGCCGAAAGTTAGAAACTCTTCAAAAAGTTCCGCGCCGACCCCTGTTCCACGGTCTAGTTCAGGCACCCACCAAAGAAGCTCGGTCAGTTGAATGATGTCTGGGTTAAAGTGATGGGGTGATACAAGCCCCGCAATAAAGCCCGCGGGTCTGCCGTCAACTTCGCCGATTTTTATAAAATGATTATCGACAAGACTTTCTAAAAATTTTTTTCCGTATTCCGGATTTGCCGCCAAGCTGATTTTTGATCCGTAGAATTTGGCAAAAGCTTCGCACTGTTCAAAGATCCAATCAATATCTGAATAAAAAGCATCTCTTACTGTAATCATCTGTCCTGCGTGTGCATCTGTGGCATAAGTGCCAAGACCATGCTTGGCAAAGGTTGACTTTGTTCGAAGCAAAATTGATTTTCAAAATCGTAGTCGCCTTCTAGCTCTTCGGATTTAATCCCGGTAAAAAGCGCCGTCGCCCGACCCATTTTGTCAGAAGCGGTTCTAAATGTAAGTTCCGTTAAAGATTCAAACGACGTTCCGATTTTAAGACCAAGGGATCTATGAAGCATAATTCCCATTCGGTGCGTTCGCTGCGTTTTCCCGATTGCAGTTCCATCAGCCGCGCCCGCATTCAGTCTTAACATTTTTCCACGCGAAGCAAAGCCGTAACCGATTTGCACGGTCGTTGCTTTTACCGCAAGCGTGATCGATCCACTTGAAACTGTTCGGCTCGGTTGTACCGCGCCGTCAGCCAAGATGTCGACCGTTTCACCTTCTAAGTGATCAAGGCCCGAAATGGTCTGGATGTATTTTCTAACTTTTCCGCCCGACACGTAAGCCGTGTCATAACCTGATGTATCAATATTAGTCCCATCAAGATCAGTAATTTCAAAAGTGTTTGCGGTTTTATTTTTTATTAAAAAACTCATATCATTTAGATCTGAAGTTTCATCGTTGTCTGAATCATTGATCAAACCTAAGATTTCAGAAAATAAAACTTTGTCGCCGTTACTGTACCCGTGTGAATTCGCGGTTACGACGGCAGGGTTTGCGCGCGTGATCGCAGAAATCGTGACCGGGTCGTCGTAAGTTAAACCCGCATCCACAAAGAACGCGTCCTTTTGTTCAGTTTCATCGTCAAACATCGGCATCATATACTCGACATGTCTAACGACTGCGCCGTCGATGTAGCGTTTAATAAGTAACCAAAGTTCGGCGCTTGTTCCATCTGATGACGGAATGACTGCGACGCTTTCGACTTGGGCCTGGGTGCCGGCTGCATCTGAACGCCCGCCGACAACATGCCGGTGCCAGCCGACTTTAAAAGAATCCGAATCCCGCTCGTAAGTAAGGGCGGCCAAAGTTCCGTCAGCGCGAACACTCCAAAGAATTGGCTGCGGTTCGTTCTGGGTCGACATCTCAACGATGCCGCCTTTGGTGATGTGTTCCGCAAGTAGTGTAAGATCCGCCGCGCGAAAACCGTCAGCATCAAAATAGTAAGCAAGTTCCCGAACTTTACGTCCGGCTTTTTGTAAGAATAAAACAGATTTTCCGAACTGTACCGCTTGCACGTTTGCGGATCCGTATTTCGTTGAACGTTTTGCGGTGATGTTTGTCGGCGTTAAAGCTTCACCTTGCGATGACGGGCGCACTAGCCATTCGCCGCCAGCCGTTCCAACAAGTAAACCTTTTTCATCTGAAATGATCCAACGAACTGCATTCACGTCGTTTGCGTTAAAGACAAAGCTAAGGGCATCTGATGCCGTTACGACGCCCGCCAAATCACTCGGCGCAAAGTCGTTGTAATCCCCTGGGGCGCTTGCGTCGATTCTTTGTGGCGCATTCGTTGCGCCCCCAAAAAATAATCGATCTTCGTGAAACGTCACGCAAGCGGGATAACCTTCAGCGGGCGACCAAACGCCCAGGCGCCAAAAGGTTTTAGGGTTTGTGTTTGTTAAAGAGACGACCACGTCGCCGGTGACAAAGCCCCCGTGACCGACTGCCGTAATTTTAAACCATCCCCAGTTAGACCCCTCGCGAAGTCTGACAAGACGGCCAACATCATTTAAATTAAATATCGCTGGAAAAATTGTTCCGCCGGCAGTGTAGGCGTGAACAAAGGTTGAATTCTGTAGATCAAAAGTAGAAGCGCCGATGTAAGTCATCCGCCATTCGCCGTTAGCTTCTGTCGTTCCGGTCACTCCCGTTATCGAAATTTTTTGCTGATCGGCGAAGCCGTGCGGGGCTGCGGTCGTAATTCGAATTCCGCCGGAGCCGTTATTTGCGGCGCCAGAAATTGAAATCGTTCCGCTTGCGATAAGTGTAACGCCGTTTCCGGTCGCAGCACTTGGGGTCAAAGAGTACGCCGTCGCATTTATAGGAAGATAAGGACCGTCTTGTAAAAACGGTTCAGCTAAAACCCAGTTCGTGTGTGCGTAGCGTGAAAGGGTCCGCGGCGCATAGCCTGGGTGCACGATGTAAAGAACATCCGCCGACTGTGTAAAACGTAATTCAAAAAGATCGGCCGCCAAGTAAGGCGACGCGATTTCATAAGCGGCCATGCCTGACACGATTTGCCCGTTGTCACGGAAAAATCGAATGTACTGATCGCCAAATTCTAAAATATAAGCTTGAGTCGTTGAAAATTCAAAAGGCACAAGGCGGGCCGCAGTGCCCGCGTTCTTGGCTTCTGCCACGAATTTTGTGCCGGACCTACGAACAAGCCCGCCTTGTAAAGACGGAATATAATTTTCACAAATTTCTAGGGCCTGTTTATAACGATCTAAATCTACTTGGCCGTTCAGTAAAGGACTAAACTCGCCCCCACCAAAACTGGTTTGCATAGGTGAAACTTTTGGCACGCGAAACTCCTAATTTCTACAAGTAACCCACGAATCTTCGGGCGGCTGTTCGGCTACCTTTTCGACTGCGTTGGTTTTTTTCGCTTCAGCGACAACGTCTTTATAAAACGCTTGGGCGGTTGCGACTTTGGTATTCGATTGTGTTATCTCTTCGCAAAGCTGTTCTGCAAGTTTTGCAGCTAAGGCTTCGCAGAATAATGAGTCGAAAGTATTAGGGTCATCGACGTTGCGGATGTAACGGACGTCAAGCGGTGCGCTGTCATTCGTGATGATCGCGCGACCTTCGATGATCCAATCAAGGTCACTTAAATTGACCTCGGGATCAGGGGATAGAAGGCGAATAAAATCACTTGGAAGGGTGAAGCTTGATGATTTAGTGAAAGCCGGTGCGGTTGCATCGGCTGCCAGTTGAATTCTTTTTACTGCAAAATTCCAAACGTGTTTTCGAAGTTCGCCTTTTTTAACAGGTTCGAATGCTGCCGCAATTGCGCGAGCGTTTCTAGAATCTTCAGTTAAAGAAACGATTCGTTTCGCACCTAAGATTTGTAAAGCTCGATTTGCAATTTCTACAGTACTCGCCATTGATCACCCGTTTAAGTTAAAGGAACGCTAACAAGTTTCGCATAAGCTGCCGTCGATGTCGTGACTACGGCGCGGTAAGTTCCCGGCGGTAAGTCTAAATTCAACATCCCAGCCGCAGACAACGTCGAACTAGCTACGTCAGCGTAGACCGCCGCCGCTTGTCCGATGTCGATTTTAACTTGAAGCTTGATGTTACCGCCCCCGAAAGTTGCGGTCGCCACTAGTGCGGTTTTCCCGCCAGGCCAAATGACATCGGCACCGTTCCCGGCACCTGCGTTGGTCAATAAAGTCGCTGCGCCTACATTCATAAGTCTCCTTAAGCCGGAAGCCAGTTTCCTGTAATAATTTTTTGTCTGATTTTTTCGATTTGCGCCAAGACTTCTTCTTTCTTGATCGCTCGAGTAGATCCGCCTTCGTTGACCGTAGTCGTCGCAAGGTCGATCGTGATTTCAACAACGTGGGAATTTACTGCGGCGCCGACTTCTTCGACCACTAATTCAGTTCCCGGCTTTGCTTTATATCTTCGTGTAGCCATTCGATTAGCTCCTTAAAATTTAAAGCCCGGATTTTACTCCGGGCTTTGTCGGTTTAGATAACGTAAGTCACTTGCAGGGACAGAGTTCCCGCCGAAATAATCGCAGTCGTCAAAGTCGCTACTACGTCGTAGTCACGCTTTGAATCAGCGGTTAAGCCCAGGGCTTGCCATAAAGGCATTTCGATTTTTGCTTTATCGTATCCGCCGGCCGCATTCGCTTCAAAAGTCACGTCAGTGTTTGGTAACAAAGTCGTAAGCGATTGAGCACTTGCGAAGAAATCGGCGTCAACTACCGCGCCACCGTTGTCAGTGGTTTGATAGATACCGATGTCCGCCGCGCCCGCTGTCCCCATGCTGTCGCAAGCTAGGATGACAGATTGCACGCGTGCATTTGACGGAATCGAAACTAATTTGTACTTAGATCCGATGTCGTCCGCGGCTGTTGTTTCCAACGTGCCGGCAGCACAGCAAAGCATGCCTTTTGAAATTCTTGAATTGCTGATCACTCGCGGACTTGCGTCGCGATTTGTGATCAGGGTAGATGAAATTGATACTGTAGCCATAGTTTAATGCTCCTTTAAAAAGTTTAGTTAACCGATTATTCCGCGCACTTGATTTCGACGATTTTTTTCTCTTCTAATCGCGTCGCACCAATCGTTAAATAAACGTAGGCTTGGAACGGAAGACCGCGAATGTCTTTACGCTGAGAGATGTCAGTCGTAATGTCATTCCAAATACCTAAGTGCATTCCCGATTTTGCAAAAAGTGGAACACGACGATAAGGCGTGGTGTCGTTCGCCACTCGTTCAGAAGGAACGAAGTTGATGCCTAAGAATTTTTTGATACGTCCGTCAACTAATACCGGGCGATCGTTAAAATCTAAACTGATAACTTGCGCTTCAGCTAAAAGATTATCTTCTTGTTTCGAAGTAACGACGCAAGTGATCGGATCCATATCCAAATCAACTTCATTCGCTCGTAAAATTCTACGACCTTCGCGGAGTTTTGCGACTGTAAGACCGGTTGCCGCAGATGCACCTTGAGTTACCGCAACCTGTTGGCTTGACGGAAACGCAGTTGATCCCGAACCAGTTTTCCCGGTTTTTGCAGAAGCAAAAAACGCGGCGATGATCACGTCATCGATTTTGCGGTTTGCCGCATTCACTGCATTTTTAACAAACGCAGAATTTGGATCAGTCAACAAGCGAAGCTTGTCGAAGCTGTCGATCATCTGTGGAAGATCGAAGTCGTTTGGTGTAACCCAGCGACGTGTCGTGTCCGCATCTACGCGGCCCATCGGTTCAAAACGGCCAGTGACCGCTTGCATCTCGATAGAATCAACCTGATCAACCGGTGAAGCTTGTTCCCCGATATATTGACCTTCGGTTACTAATCCACGTAAACGTGAACCTTCTTGTTGTAAAAGCAACTGAACGTTTGTTGCGTACTGTTGCGCATAATGATTTGGAATATTAACAGACATGTTTTTATCTCCGAAAAAAGTTTATTGTTTAAAGCCTTTGATTTACTCGAAGGGCTTATCCGCACAAGGCGGGGCCAGCTTCATACGCAGAAAAGCTCTACGTTGTGCTGCCGTCTTTTTCCGGCTGTCAATTCGGCCAAGCTTTTTAGTTCTTGGTTATCGACTTGTAATGATTCAAGTCTTACCTTGAATCATTACGGTGTCAATCGGTCAGGTCCACAAAAAAGTTTAGGTCGGGAAGGCCATTTTCATTAGGCGTTCCATCTCGGCTCTTTCACTTACCCCGCCTTTAGTATATCTTGTTCCCCATTCGCGGTCTTGTTTTAGGGCTCTGATTCGGGCTTGCGCCTGATCCGGTGTAAGGATAGTTCCTTCGCCGAAGTGGTTTGATCCCGCTCCGCCGGTTAAGTATTCGTGTTCACCGACTTGAGTTCCTAACTTATAGAACATCTTCATAACACCGTCGAAACCTATTGATTTTTCTAAGGAATCAATCGCGGTGTCAGGGATGCCAAATTGTTTATATGCGTTGCGTGCTCGCGCGATATTTTGGTCGTGCGCAGCTCCCCATTCTTTTTTAAGTCCGTCGATCTGTTGAGTGATCTTCGCGGCGTGCTCTTCATTCATCTTTGTTTGAATACTCGAATTAAATTCGTTGAACTGTTTTACTAGTTCTTGGCCCTGGGCCGTAGTCAAATTCATTTTGTGAAAAGCATTTTTCGCCCAGTCAGTAAACTGCGGATCTTTCGGATCAGTCGGTTTTAATCCGTATCCTTCAGGCGTTGCGGGCTTTCCAAGTTTATTAAAAACGTCGCCCCACTCCGGAGCATCTGCGCCAGCGTTAGGGTCTGGAAGTTTTAAAAGTCGTTCTTGCGGAACGCCCCGTAATTTTTCTAGATTACGATAGGATTCTAAAACCGCTTTTGTGTCGACAAAACCTTTCTGCTTAACAAAGTCTTGCATATCGGCATCGAGCCCTTTGGTCCATCCTTCGACTGCGGTCGCGGCTGCGGTTACGCTCGAAGTTCCTACCGTGCCGTTTCCGTTAACGGGGATTTCAGGGTTTCCGGCTGGGGCCGGGTTTGATTGTGCGGGGGCTGCGGCTGCGGGGGCGGCAGCACTTGTCGTCTGTGCGGGTGCTTCCATAGATTATTCCTTTCGGGTTAGTTCCCATAATTGGTCTGGGTTTAAATTTAAATATTTTTGGATTCGCAACCAAACTTCACGACGCCCTTCTAAAACGGCGTGGACCCTTGGATCCGGGTGAAACGTGGTCGTGTGTGCTCGGCAGAATTCGGCAAGATCAGTTAAAACTTGCTGATCCGCTTTGTCTTCTATGTTGAATGTAATTTGAAAGGCTCTTTGCCTTTGATGCAAAATTGCTTTTGCTTCGTCAAAAATGTCCATCGATCCCCGCTTATTTTGGTTTAGTCGCTTTCATCATTGCGGCGGCTGCGGGGGCTGCCTGAATCATTTGCTGTTGTTGGGCTTGCTGCGCGCGACCTTCTCGGATCGATGCAACCTGTTCCATACTTAAACGCCATTTAACAGGAACGGCGTTGATGTCAGAAAGTTCAGGCGTGATCGTATCCCAGTCGAAGTGGTCAAGGGGCGCAGGATTCCCGGTTGCATTTGCAATTTGTAATAGTGATTCGATCGTTCGCATAAGGCCCGAAGCTTCTTCGGCGCGCTGTGCACGCGAAAACGGGGAATCATATTCTACTTTAAAGGCGGCTCCGGCTTCGCGTAAAATTCCAGGAAGCGGCGGTAAAAGTCCCTGACGGGCTAACACATCGAGTTCACGTTCTACCTGCGGGCCTAAACGTTCAGACTGTTGACGACCTAACATCGGCGCAAGTAAAATTCCTTTTTCGCGCGTTCGTTCCATTACTTCGGTCGCCGTCATCTGCGGCGTTTCCATTAAAATCTGAAATAAAGTGACAAGGAATACATCTTTAATTGCGGCTTTTTCGTCGTCCATCATTTCTTTACCGGCTTGGATGTTCCCGATCGGCAAAGTGTGAACTAAAGGACGCCCGTCACGGTTCACGCCGCCGGCGTTAATCGCGCCTGGCTTAAGTGAAAACGTGTCTAAGATTCCGTCGTCGTGGGTTAAGATAACCGGATCAACGGCCCGGTGACCTTGTTTAAGATAAGTTTTCTTTTGTTCATTTAGAGTTTTAATTTCTGGAAGTACTTCCATCGCTGGCGATCTTCCAAAAACTTCATTCGGTGACTGTTCATAACGTGATGACGGATAAGGCCAAGTGTTATAACCGCCTTCTTCCATATGGACCGCACCTTGAACCGAAATGTAATGCGAGCGCCAAGGCATTCCTTTGAAATCTAAACGATCGATTTCGTAATCGTCGCGCGGGCCGACGTAATGAATAAACCAGAATTCGCGCCCTTGATCTTTTTGATAAGCTTCTTTAATAAAGTCTGGCGTTTTATCTTTCCATTTTTGGATCACCTGGCGGGCCGTCATTGAAAAGTGACGAATCACTTGATCAATAATCCCTTGGTGATTTTCCATAATGTACATTTCACCTAAGTGACAAGTCTTGTAACGGATGCCCGGTTCAGTAACCGATTGATCAACGAAAGAAAGTGCTGATCCAAAAGCGCCTAGTGACTTGTTGTACATAATGTTTTGCGACGCAAAGTTTGCGACGTTTGCATATCTGTATTTAAAAAGAATGCGGTTTACATTTTCATAATAAAGTCGGACTTCACGATTTTTATTTAACTCATCATCCTGCGCTTGCAGTCGGTGCCAAGTTTGATTTCGTGGTGTTAAGTAAGAATCTAAGATCGCAGCGAAACGATTAAGAGCCGTTGCCGCGGTTGAATCATAGCGTTGTTCGTTACGTTTGTTTCCTTGGGTCGTGTACGAAGAAGTAAAATCGGCAGTTGACGGCCAGATTCTTTCTTTGATTTCTTGCCAGTGGGATTCCCAGTTACCGCGACGACCTTTTTCCTGTTGGAAAAGGCGCATGATTTCATCGACAACTTCTTTTTGTGGACCTCGCATAGAATCCTATCGTGCCGCTAGAGTTCGGCGGCTAACTGATTTTTTACCGTTTTCATCTTCAAGGCCCGCAGGGCCGGTCAAAAGTGTTCTTGATTTAGAGCCCGCAGCCATCCGAGCACTTTCACGGCTCGCAGCTTCGGCACCCATTAGGCGCTTTTTTTCTTCGGCTGCCGCAGCATCCGCCGCAGCTCCGGCCGCAGCTTCATTTCTAGTAGCTTCTTCGGCTTTCTTTTTCGCATCGCCTGACGCTTGATCGATAATTCCGTCGCCGACTTGGCCGGTCGTTTTAGTAAAATCGTTTGCGGCATCGGCTACCCCTTGCGCGCCGACGGCGTTGGCCCCAGCTTCTACGGTGCGGACTTGACTCGCACCTGGGACAAAAGATTCAACCGCAATTTGCGCAAGCTGTTTAACCGGATTTTTGCCGCCCACTATAGTCTCCTTAGATAAGATTTTTCTACGAGTTCATAGCCCATTCGTTCGTAAATCTTTCCGATGTCGAACTTGGCTGACGTTTGACGCCATATACTATTAACCCCTTGTTTTTTAAGTATGTCATCACAGAACTTCATGAATGTGTATCCCGCGCCGCGATATTCTTTTTCAATAAAATTCAAGGACTGGGTCGCGGATTTTACATCTTTCTGTTGAATTTCATTATCAAGAAAGAACAGGGCAAAGCCTACAAGTTTTAAAGTTTTGGTATGGTGAACCGTAAAAAAGGCTAGATCCCCGCTATTCCATAACCCTAAATATCTTTCGCGGTCTGGGTTAAAAGGCAGATCATAAACGCCCGTCTCTTCGTGATTTTTGGCGATAAGCTCTTCCATTTCATCAAGGTGAATCGGGAGTTTAGCTTGCATAAAACTAAGATTTTCAGTTTCCAAAAACATCGTAATCCGTTCCGGCCGCTTGGTTTTGGCCTTGTTTTCTAAAGCGAGATAACTTCGAATCCGCACGCGCCACTTTAGTCGCAAACGTTACCGCCAGCGCATCACCATTATCTGGCGAAGCAAGCCCGCGGGATTTCATTTTTTCTTTTGATTCAAGCTTCACGCGCTCGAACTTATCAAATTCATATTCAGGCCCGACAAGATCGTCTTTTAAATCGGTGTCATCATCGATGCAACCGCCTGGCAGCCACTCGCGAACTAAAGCCCAAAGTTCTGTGCGATAATCCGACCACTCTTCTTCTTTGGCCTTTGAACCAAACCAAACTTCGATAACTTTAAATCCCATTTCACGAAGTCGGTCGATGACGCCCGTTCCGTTTCCGGCATCGATGCAGACCGCATCAGGTTTATGTAATTCAATTAAGTACGCGCATTCGTTCGCGACTTGCATATTGTCTTTGCCTTTGAGCTTGATAGGGGCGATAGATCGAGCGTCGCGACCTCGGCGAAATCGTATGACCGTGGTATCGTCTCCGAATCTTGCAATATCGACGCCCATAATAAGCCCCGCGTAGTGATCTGGTTCAACTTCACGGTGCGCGGCCGCTTCGACAACTTCCCGTGAGATGAACTGATGATCCCCTTGTCGGGGGAATTCGCCTTTGACCTCGATACGAGCTTCGTCAGAATCTTCCCCATGCTTTGCAATAATTCTTTTATAGACATCTTGATCCGTCCCTTCGACCGTTCTGGAATCAACATTTCTTCGATTCCAAAATTCGCGCGACTTATGGAAGCATTCGTAAAACTCCCCCGTATTACGGCGGGGATTTGAAAACACGAACCAGTATCGGTGTAGTGAAGGTTCAGTAAAAAATCCTTCCGATACGGTCCAGATCGGCTTTGGGATTCCCGAAGCTTCGTCCATAAATAAAACTAACCCATTCATATTGTGGGCGCCAGCAAACGCGTCGGGATTTTCTTCGGTCCAGACCTGGGCCTGGGCGTAAAAGTATCCGGTATCAATTTTTAATTGTTTTTTTAAAGCTTCTTCAAACCACCCGGCGGGACGAATTGACAGGGCCGTTTTTTCAAACCAGTGGGAATTAATTAAAAGTGTGTGCCACTTTCCGACTTCGGCCCACGTTCTAGATTTTAACTGTGATTCTGAATTGGCTGTTACGATCGAAGTGCCGCCAAGGACGCACGACATAAACCAAAGATTAAGCCAAGCGACAAGGGCAGACTTTCCGATCCCCCGGCCGCTTGCGGTTGCTGACTGATAAACGATCGGCGTTTCGCCGCGGGCCATGCGGGCCTTGTTCGCCTTGATGTGCTTTGCAATCGCTTTTAATTCTTTGATCTGCCAAGACCGCGGGCCTTTGAATTTTTCAAGTGGCGTGCCTTCTTTACCCCAAGGGAACGCAAACATAACAAAGGCGTAAGGGTCTTCGGCGATAGCCGGATCCCAGATTTCAGTCATCAACCTTTGATCGTCTTTTACGCTGTAGGGGCTATTTTGCATTACATCCCCGGCGGCGTGGCAAGCTTCGGCCCGTTCGGATTATTGATCTTAAAAATTTCTGGGCAAAGTTTCCGGCCCAGCTTTCCAAGTGAAATGCCGACCCAGGCGCCCCAGCCTTTGCAGTTTTCCATATTCGTTAACTCTTCGACGGGGCCGAGTTCGATGGCCTTTGAATAGCTGCCGTTTGGGATTTTTAATTTATCATAGTCTTCACGTTTGATAATTGAAAAAACTAAAACAACTTCTTCCCCAGTTTTAATTAAGCGATCTTCGGTCATACTTACCTTTCAAGATGGGTTCTAAATTTATTAACCACGATTCGGCGTTAAGGGCCTTCACGCATTTCGGTTCGTTTTCTTTGTAGATGCAATTTGTAAAATGATGATCAATAAAAAATCTAATGTTTTCCTGGCAGAATAAGCACGGCAAATCTTTTTTATTAGCGTGAAGTTCAACCGTAATTCCAGCGACGCGATTGATTCGTCTTTGTGTAGGGCCTGTCATCGTAAAGCCGTAGATGATCGGAACATCAGTTAACGCGGCCAAATGCAAAAGCCCGTTATCAATTCCGATCACAGCCTTTGCGGCTGACATCACTTTGGCGGCTTTTAGTAGGGTCGTTTTTCCAATAAGATTTATTCCCAGTGATAGATCGTAACGTTCATCAAAAATAATCGTGCGCCCTTTCATCTTGGCATCACCTAAAAAGACTGGCGTCACCCCGCGCGATTTAAGTTCGTGACAGATTTTATTAAACACACTTGGCGGCATTTGGCGCGTGACGGTCGTAGCTCCGGGAGTCATCACGACATAATCATCAATCGCTTCTAATCGCTCGATCGGGGATTTAACGTCGGATAGATCTAAAACCGGATAGACGTCAGAACCTTCCGGCGGCGGGACGATTCCTAGAAAATATAGAAATCCCAGATCGACAAGGTGCATGCCTGTCGCATTGATAGGGTGGGGCATCGGTCGTTTGATCTGCGTTCCATTCGCGAAACGATCTGGGATTTCGGTGTAAACATTCCAGTTAGAAAAGGGTTTCATTAATTTCTGCGCCACGGGTAAAAAATAAAGCGGCACTATTAAATGCCCGTTCACATAATCATAATTTTTAGCCGTGTAAATAATCGATGACATCCACGCGATCATATCGCCCAGGGCCGCGCTTGATTCGTGTTCCATCATCATAGAAAAAATAACGTCGCGAGCTTCTGTTTGTGTTCCGGGTCTGAAGTTTGGATTCGTAATTAGCATAATGTCCTTAAGTCGCAGGACCGCAGTTAAAAGTCATTCCCCTTAATCCCTTTGTGAAAAATGGAGTTCACACCGAGTCGGCATTCAACCGCGGCCCCTTGACAGGTCTAGGTAAACATCTCGAGTTCAGCCGCGGCGTCATCTGTGATTTCTTCACCTTTTAACGTAGCGACTTCTTTTTCCAGCTTTTTAACTTGGCTTACAAGGCCAAGGTTTTCTTTTCGCAACTTATCGATTTCAAGTTTGATCCCCATGTTTTCGGTTTTTAAGTGGGTGATCAAGACATCTTCGCGTTTCATACCTTCAAGGCCAGGGACCCAAACGTGCTGGCACTTCTGACAATAATGTTTATTAGAGTGATCAACGGCGACCGCGATTTCGGTCGAGTCGCAGCGTTGACATTTCGTCTTTTCGGCTTTTTGATTTTTTGACATTTAGGAATTTTCCCTTGTTAAGTTGTAATCATCAATCGGTCTTATGAATTTATAAGTTCTTTTTATCGTTATCTGGAAAAACTTTCAGGGGCTTTCGCCCCTTACAGTCGCTTTAAGGCACTCCGCAATGCCTGTCTAGCTATACTTCGACTAATTAAAACCTTAAAAAATTGTTTCGGTCGTTGCAACATATTTAATTTTTGCATATGTCAAATCGTTTATAATCGTTTTAAGGTAACAATATCGGTCTGGTTTACGGAAGTTTTCAAAAAATTTTTTAAAATTTTACTCGTCGGGCTCCGCTACATACCGCTAAAAATGGAACGAACCGGAATTTTGGGGGTACTCCGGCACCCACCCCGGTCTTTTTTACTCCCGCGGATCCGATCCCCTAACCTTCGGAAGCTTAATTTCTTCCGCATCCCCATTTTTCGATACATCTAAATCTTTGAATTCAACTTCGACCGGATCAATTCCACTTAACTGCGGAAGTGCACGTTTTCGGGCTTCGGTCAACGCATGTCCGATGTCGATCGTTTGCGAAACGTGGATGTCAACTTTGTCCCCATAAACCGTCGGTTTTCTTTTCGACAATAACCATTTTGCGTTATCTGATTTTAAGCGTGCGCGCTGCACATCCTGTTCAGTCTTATGTGCGTCGATTAGGCCATCAGCAAGGTGTTCAAGCCCTTCTTGACGCGCCTGTTCGAATGCGTTGCTGAAGTCTAGGTACTGTTGACGGTAGACCCAGAACGAATATTCGCTATCTAACATCGCTTCGTCGATTATAACCTTAAATGGCTCGCCTTTTGAGGCCAATTCAATGGCTTTTTGCAACTGTTCGTCCGTATATTTCGGGGCTTTTGGCAGCTTATAATTGTCTGACATTTATCGATTTGACACGTTTTAGAGCTATTAATCAATAGGTTTGAATCAAATTAGGCCTTAAGCTTGAAGTGCAAGTTAACTCTCAAGCTATAAGTAAACCGACCGATAAGCTAACAAAGAAGGAGTTAACAGTGGACAAATTAAATAGAGAGTTACGAATCAAAAATGCAGTTTGGGCCTATAGACAGGGGCACATAAACATTTTTCAATATTTCGATCTTATTCGGCATTTATTGACTATTATAGTCATCATAAACGTTATGGGATGCGCGAAAGGTTCGTCAGATCCGGCGCCAAGTACGCCAAAGAATCCGGTAATAAGCTGCGCGGAGCTCGCGGGAACTTACGATAATGCTTATGTCAGTGGATCGGTTTTAACGTTAACAAACTACTGTAATTTAACGGAAACAAGTTGCGGATACGTTGGCAGCTTTACGCAGCCGAAAATAGCTGATGGCTCTACATCGTTAACAATAGATATGAGTCACGGCGGGCTTTGTATGGGAACTTCAGTTCACAGTTGTAGGATTGAATTAAAAGGGATTCAACTAGGAATCACCTGCGATGATGACACACAAACAGCCGTTTTTAATAAAAGACCGTAGGTTAAAATGAGCTTACTTCTTATTGGATTTATTTTTGCTGTTTGGATCTTGTTTCGAATCATCGGAATTCGATTTATCTTCTGGCATTCCGCCTGTCTTCAAAAACTGGGCAGCTTTAAGCGCGGATTTTTCAGCGCCGTCGTCCTTTGGCTGTGTCTTGGTGTCTGCATTTTTGGTTTGGGAATCAATCGATTTAGCCTTGTTCCAAGATTGCATAAAATGGTCCTTTTGATAGTGTTTTTGTTCTGTTTTCTATTGTTAAATCCCCCTGCCGTTGAAAGCAAGGGCCAAAATTCAATCTATTGTCCGAATAATTACGCTTATCAGTTAGAATCAGGTGACTATTTGGCGTGTGAAGATTTTAATGAATACTTTGCGGCCCGGTATCAAGGCGATGTCCTGCATCACCTTACTTTTAAGAAAGCGAGATAACTATGGAATCAACCTTAAAACTACAGGTTAAATCAGTTTACGGCGTCGAACGCGTGTTCCCGATGTGTGATCAATCTAAAAAACTAGTCCAGCTTATGGCCCGCAAAACCTTTACTTCCGCAGACCTTGTCTTGATCAAAGAACTCGGTTTTAAAATCGTTTGGGTCCCTATTTCTATGTAATTGACTCCCGAAAATCAGAAAAAAGTTAAAATCCCTTAGCCTTCAAGCTTAAGGGCCGCCCTTTTCAATTAAGTGCCAGCAACTTTGGTCAATATGCCTACTTATTTCACTTGTTCTTAGATCTATCCGGAACACACTCAAATTCCGGAACTTTCTAAACCCTTGATTTTACTTGTTTGTTCTTGTTGTTCCTAGTGTTCCTATTTATATATTAAATTATAAATATATAAGTATAGATAAAGCATCCCGGATTAAGGTACTCAATGGCCCAAAAGACCCCAAAAGATATGTATAGATATATAATGATTTTTTATGTGATTTATACCGGAATTTCGGAACATCGTTGATATTATTAGCTTATTTCAATTTTGTGCTTGGAACATAGGCGGAATTATTCCGGGATACATCTCGGAATCACGGAATGACAGCTTAAAAAATCCGCATAAGTAGCTAGCTGTTTGCTAAAACTGCGGTTTGCACATAACATTTTGTTAGCTAATGAAAAGTAAATACACTAAACCCACGCCGATCTATAAACCCGCAACTAATAGGCTTGGCCTTGTAGGCCAAGGGATTAGCGGAAGGTTATCAGATGCCGACATCCGGCGGATAACCATACTTCCGCAAGCCCAGTCTATAATTTCAAAGTTTGGCGGCCCTGGGGCTTTGGCGCGCACACTAAAAGAGTGTTCGGACGACCCGAAGGATCATTATAATAGAACAACAATTTATAGGTGGATGTATCCGCGGGATAAGGGCGGGACTGGCGGGGAAGTGCCAACGGCTGCGCTAAAATCAATTTTAAAATGCGCCCGCCTGGCAGGTGTTATGCTTTCAAGTGAAGACATCTATCCGCATCTGGTATCGTTCCCACCTATTGAGGATACTTCCGCGGATCAAGGCGATGGGTCTGCATAATTATGCGCATAAATTTACGGTTTATGAATTGTGAACTGCACTAAAAGTGCAGAAAACTCCCCAAAAAGTAGAGTTTTTCACGTGTTTTACTGTACAAGTTGACTGTTTTATCAGGTGATTTATTCTTTAAGAGTGCATAAAAAGAGTTTGACCGAAAATTATTTAACACATTTTGGCGACCGCCGGCATCAGTTTATTGATATAGTTCCCGAAATCGATACACCGTTTAAGCTTGATCACTGTTCGCTTATGGACAATAACTTAACGAAGACCCCGACCGACGATGAAATCGCAGCTATGAGTCAATATGTTCATACGTGTTGGTGCAATCCTGAATTGATCTATGCGGACGATTTAAAAGGGAACGAAGTTTGGTTACATAAACCACCACAGTAGGATGTAGTGAAAAAACCGTGAATTTTCGATATATCAATCCCTTGGCAAAATTTATCGATCGCGAAAAATTAGATTTATCGCAGTTTGGGCCAAAGAAACCGCGAAAAAAGGTGTATAAATTGATAAAAGCTGTGGATAAAACTGTGGATCCTGTTGAAAAGCTCGTTAAAAGAAATTTCACGCCGGAGCCTAGTAAAAAGCCGCGTCCGCTTATTTTGGGCGTGGATCCGGGCTTATCCGGCGCACTTTGTTTGGTCGATCTTGATTCAATGAATATAATAGATATGATCGACATCCCGACTTATCAAAAACCGACCCAAGCTCGCGTCCAGGGATACTTCGAAATGGTCGACGTCCATAAATTAAGTTCTCTAATAGATATGTACGCCCCCTTAATCAGTCTCGCAGTGCTCGAAGAGCCCGGGGCCATGCCAGAACAGGGCTTGAGCTCTACTTTCAGGTTTGGGCACGTTTGCGGAATGATCCACGGGGTTTTAGCAGGGCACTATATCCCAGTCGTGCCAGTGAAACCCGCGGTCTGGAAAACGGCGATGAACTTAACGCACGTTAAAAAGGAATCGTTAACGAGAGCCTCTATTGAATACCCGAATTTTTCCGATCTTTGGCGCTTAATGAAACACAATGACAGAGCAGAAGCCGCTTTGATGTGTGTTTACGGCAAAAAGTACTTGTCCCAAATGATAAATTTAAGTAGAAAGTAGCCCGTATCCACTCTGCTAAGCTTGGAAACAATACGGACGCGGGTTCGTTTGTATTTCGAACCCGCAATTTTGTCTCAACGTGGAATGTAACTCGTACAAAAGTTCGACGATCTTTTACAAGCCCTTGAATTCACAACTTTAATCCGCCAAAAATCCTAATTTCAGTCGTGCACTAGTTAAAAGTTTTACAATGGCGATTTTGCTAAGTACTTGAAAACAGCCGCGGGCCCAGTAGGCACGCTAATAGCAATATAAGTAAAGTAACAAGGCAGGCAAAATGAAAGTAACTAAGCAAGAAACTAAAACTAAAACACAATCACAAGGCGAATTTATTAATTCATTAGGTAAAACTGTTAAATGGTTAAAAATCGGAAACGAAAATTTATATATCTACGAAGACGGTGATTTAACTAGATTCAGTGATAAATCAGACAATATGAGCGGTGCTACTTCAGTTGACGCTTGGAAAAAAGCTAACGGATGGGCGGAATAATGAAAACACCACGATTTAAAATCGGCACGATGTACAAAACGCGGGGAGCAAGCCCGCGCATCTGTACAGTGATCGACATCTTGAAAACTTATAATTCTAAAAATGAGTTGATTCAAATCAGATACGTTTCGACTCACGAGTTTTTAGGCCAAAAAGTAGCTAACTATGACGTACCCGAAACAACAATTGCAATGGGATACGACGCAATTATTCAAACTGACGAATGCAAAGGGCAATAAAATGAAACAACCGAAAACATGGGATGAACTTTTAGAAGCTGGCTACGTGATCGAACCAACAGAAAATCAACTTAACGAAGCAAAGGAAAAAATTAAAATGATGACTCAAGATGTACAGAAAAAAGCGGACCTGATCGAAAAATTAGTTAATGACTTTAAAAACGGGGAAGGTAAAGACCAGGGCCCGCGCGCAGCGATGCAGTTGAAACAAATGCTTTCAGGTTTTGAAATTTCAGACCTTGAGCTTTTAGCGAGTCAGATCAAATGAAAACCAAACTATTAGCATCTGCCGGCGATCAAGCCGGCATCGTTTCAATGATCCAAAAATATTGGTTTTCTAAAAATGTAAGATTAAGTGAAATCGTGCCCGGTCACTGGGCCGTTTATAACAACGACAAAAAAATCGAAGGCTTTCAAGTTATCTTAAAAAAGAACCGCTATCGTTTTGAAGGGACTATCTAATGAAAATCACAGTCGAAATAAAATCAGTTTATGGCAATGAAACAATTTACCCGATCTGCGATCAGGCCAAAATTTTCGCCGAGCTATTAAAGCAAGTGACCTTAACTGCGCGCGACATCAAGGTCATAAAAAAGTTAGGCTATGCGATCGAAGTGCAAGCCCCTAAAATCACTCTATAATTGTCGAAATTATACGTTTATCGATATAACTTTAAAGTTATATCGACTGCGATATAAAATTTTCAAAGTGACTTCCGTCAATCCGTTTTCTAGTTTACAAATTGATTTGATATATCGGCCCGGGCATCAAACGACGTATTAGAGTTCTGTTGTGTTTAGGGGTAAATCCCGACGACGTGATCATAAAAAACGTGGTGGGCCCCGCTTAAGGGCTTACTGTCTGCTAGGGACATCCCACGCAATGCCGGGCCGAATATATCTTTTTTATGAAAGGCTAAAATGAAAAAAGCAAAATATATCGAAGCAGTGGAAAAAACAAAAAAGTATCCGAATCGATACGTCGGGATTGAATTGCAGCGAACGCCCGAAGAAGTATCCCTTCTTTGCGTTAACTTGCGCGGGGATGTCGATGACATCGACATCGAAGACCTTGACGTCGACGATTACAGTTTTAAGCCTATAGACAAAGAAACTGTCCGGCATTACTTTACGATCGTCGTTAAAAGCCAAAAAACAGAAGTAACCGACGCCGAAATCAAACTGATGCGAGCCCGCCGAAATCTTAAATTTTGTGAAGACAAAATAAAAGAAAACTTTGGCGAACTGACTGCGATCGCGGACGTGACTACGTGATTAAACGCGACGAATTCGGGATCATAGTGCAGCATAACCTTGACCACCCTGAACAGATGGACGGCGGGGATTCGGCATCTAGAACCGGAATAATGGCGATGTGCGGGTCGATTCAAGACTGGGATTTATTATCAAAGTTTTTAGTAGAAACCGACGTTAAAAAATGGCCCTACCTAGTTCGTCATCCTGAACAGAAAAAATGGAACGACCCAAAAGAGACGAGTCGAGATCAATTGATTTGCTGGGCGGCCGGCGGCGGGAGTCGGGGATTTTATCTTTTTGCGATACAAACTTTAATAGCTTACGCCGAGTCGTGGACGATAAACAAAGACGTTTTGCTTCCGCACGTTAGGTTTGCGCTTTACAAAGCCGCGCGCTATCCGGCGCCCCTTTGGATCAGGCTTCTTGCTAAGCCTATGATGACCGCGCATTTAATCTGGGCCACAAAAATAAATCCGGACGATGAACAGAATCAAAATGTCTGCCTTTGTTCGATTTATGGGGATGAGTGGTTGAAACGACTCCGCGACTGGCACCCTAATTTGTACGGCAACTTAATACGTTACTGGGCCGGCAAACCTTGGCGGGATCAAAAAGAAATCAGTGAAGCGATGATTAAATTTATACACGGGAAGTTGAAATGAAAGCCGGCCATTTTTACGCATGGGTTATAAAACGTAAAGAAAAAAAGCCGTTTCTTTTTGGCGAAAATCCTACCAATTGGTATTCGGCGGAACGGGTTTCGTTTAAAAATTCGCGGCACCTATCGCCCGGGCTTTACAGGGCCCGAAAATTTAAGTCTAAAGATGACGCCGTCAAATACTGTTATAAAAAATTAAACGCCGGGTGCGCGGGAATGCACGAAATTACTGTTGTTCGTAAAAAATTTTTTCACGACGGCAAACATCTGCTTTATTTTGAAAACTGCGATCGATAGTGGATAAGCCCTTCGAATATCAAACCGCCGGCGCGAAATTTTTAGCCGGCCCCGGTTTTGGAAAATTGTTAGCTGATGAAATGGGGCTTGGGAAAACAAGACAGGCCATCCTTGGCCTAGGCAGCGTCCTTGCTAAAAAAGTTTTGATTATCTGTCCCAGTGTAGCAAGAATTAATTGGCTGCGCGAAATAGAATTGTGGTCTGAACAAAAAAATCACATTGAAATTATGACGAGCCTTACTGATAAACCACAAAGCCCGGGGGTCGTGATCTGTTCGTTCGATTATTCCACTCGAAACTTTCGCGAACTAAACCAAATTACTTGGGACGTTTTAATCGTGGACGAAGCGCATTTTTTAAAATCCCACGACGCTTTAAGATCAAAGGCAGTCTTGGGATCTTCGGGCCTTGTCAGGTCAACTAAAAAATGTTGGCTTTTAACGGGAACGCCCGCCCCGAATCACGCCGGTGAACTTTGGATCATGCTTTACGTTTTTGGCGTGACCAAAATGACTTATGATGCTTTTATAAGGGAGTTCTGCATCCTGCGGCCAACGACCTACGGGCTAAAAATCGTGGCAAATCGTCCGGAAAAATTCCCAGAACTTCGATCGATGCTCGCTAAAATTATGCTCCGCCGTTTAAAAAAGGATGTTATGAAAGAACTTCCGCCGATTAGTTTTCATCACGTTAACGTCGAGCCCGGGCTTGTAGATTTTGAAATTTTGCCGTCATTCACACAGTTTTTTATGCCAACAGACCGGCGCAAAGAATTGACCGCCGAAATAAATCGGCAGCAAAAATTACTTGAAGACGTGTTCACAAACATGAGTCAAGGTAACGACAACAAAATCAACGCGATCGAATCAATCGCGCAGTCAGTGTCAACGCTTCGCCGTTACGTTGGACTTCAAAAAGTTGATCCCGCAGTGGAACTTATCCGCGGCGAACTTGAATCAAAGGCCTACGATAAAATCGTGATCTTTGCGATCCACAGAGACGTGATCGAAAACATGCGACTAGGGCTTCGGGATTTTGGCGCCGTTGTTATTTATGGCGGAACGGATCCGGAAAAACGTCAGAAAAATATTGATCGATTTCAAAATAATCCAAAGTGCCGCGTGTTTATCGGTAACATTCACGCAGCCGGCACGGCCATCACTTTGACAAAAGCTCATCACGTTGTGTTTGTAGAACAAGACTGGGTCCCAGGAAACAACGCGCAAGCGATCATGCGTGTGCATCGGATCGGCCAAGAACAACCTGTAAGTGTGCGATTTGTCTTACTTGATGGAACTATTGACACAAAAATAGGCTACATTTTAAAAAGAAAAACTGAACAGCTAACTCAAATCTTTGATTAATTTCTTGCAAGGCCCCTGAACTTCGTACTAGTTTTTGATTAAGAACAAAACTTCACAAAAGTGAATTATAACTCAGGGGAAAATATGCAAAATAAAATAACGGTAACGTTAACGGGCGAAACTGTCTTTGAAATCTTCGATCAAATGAAATCTTTTATGACGGGCGCGCTTTTAAATTCTAAAGCTCTTCCGCCCGATGCGATCGACAAAGTTTTAACGGACGCAGGAAGCCAGGAAATCGACGAAAATTCTGAAGAGTTTACGCTTAAAGCGGCGGAAACTTTGGCGCCAGCTAAGGAGCCGAAAAAAACTAGAACCCGCAAAACCAAGGAGCAGGCCAGTGAAGTTAGTGCCGATTCTGATTTATCAGGACAAAAACAGCCAGGTGATGTACTTCGATCGCCAAAGCCAGAAGCTCCGGCCGTTGTCGTCGCATCTAAAGAAGCCGTGCACCAAGCTTTACAGCAAGTAAACGTCGCGGTAGGCCTTAACAAAGCCCGCGAAATTTTATCTCATTTTAAAATTCAAAGAATTTCTGAAATTAAACCGGAATCTTACAAAGAATTCGTCGATATGTGTAACGCTGCGTGCAGCGCCCAGTCTTCGGAATCAATGTTCCAATAAATTTTTATGAACTTAACTTTAAGCGTTCACTCTAAAATAGGCGCGTCGTCTTACTCGCGTTGGTCGACGACGCACGGGGGCTGCCCGGGATCTGTGAAAATGTCCGAAGGCTGCCCGAATACTGAAAGCGCCTACGCCGCTGAAGGTACACTTGCGCACGCGATCGCTTCTGAAAAACTAGATCACTATTTTTTTGGGCGTAAGCCAGCTTCGGGAAAATTCACAGAGCCAACGGCTGACGACATGATGGGGGCCGTCGATTTCTACGTCGATTACGTGAAAGCTTTGGCAAAAAAATCCAAAGCGAAAAAAGAACACGTTTTAATTGAGCACCGTTTTGATTTAAGTTCCGTTTACCGCGGTCTTTACGGCACGGCGGATGCGGTTATCTACGATGCAAACCATAAAAAACTTTATGTAATAGATTACAAACATGGCGCAGGGATCGACGTTGAGGTCGAATCAAATTTACAACTGCAATATTATGGCCTAGGGGCTTTAATTTCTACGAACTTCCCGTGCAGTGAAGTCGAATTGATTATTGTTCAACCGAGATGCGGGGACGGGGCGCCAAAGCATTGGAGCTTTCAGTCTTATGAAATTTTAGATTTTGCAGCAGATTTGGCTTTCGATGCGGCCGCAACTGAAAAAGCAGATGCCCCGTTAGTGCCGGGTAAGCACTGCCGCTTTTGTCCCGCGGCCGCAACGAAGTGTCCAGCCATAAAACAAAAAGCCTTAACGCTTGCGAAAATGGAATTTCAGCCAATTGAAAAGGGCGGATACGATCCGGAAAAACTCGGCCAAGCTTTGGCTTTTTTAGACACGATCGAAGCTTGGGCGAAAAAAGTTCGTGAATTTGCCTATGCTGAAGCCGTCCACGGGCGCACGCCGCCCGGTTTTAAAATGGTATCAAAGCGCGCGACTAGAGTCTGGAATAAACCTGAAGAAGAAATCGTGAAGTACATGGCGGACGCTACGAAAAAAGAAAAGTCCGAATTCTACGCCGAGCCAAAATTAAAAACGCCGGCCCAGATGGAAAAACTTTGCAGCAAACAGATAGGCCAAGGTCTACGCGAGATGATGTCGTCAGTGTCTTCGGGTTATAGTTTGGTCCCGGAATCTGATAACCGTCCAGCGGTCAAGCTTGACCCGAGCGCGGACTTTACAAAAATAGAAGTGGGCGAAAATGAGTGAACTAGAACGACAGCAGCATTTAATAACTAAACTTCGGGACGAACTTGAATTAACTAACAGAAAAATTTCAAAACTTAAAGCTCTAGTTTTGTTAGTTGATCCCGCGGTTTCTGATCAGCAAGTTAGCTCTATCGCAGTCACGCAGTGGGCGGAATTTATAAAGGAGTTTCCAGATGAAAGCTCCCCAGTTTCGCGAGTGTGATCGGCTTTTTGCGTATTTGATTATATCAAATGCGGCGCTGATCATTATGGTCGTCGCGTTAGTTTTATATATTAAGTGGAGTTAGTTTTGAATAACAGAGGGGAAGTTATGACAGACATTCTATTATGGGTCGGGATTTTTGCGACCCTGGTTTTAACGTGCTTTTTAATTTTTAAAATGTATGACAAACAGTTTTTCGGAAACCGATCAAAGTTCGAAGAAAAATTAGTAAACCAAAAATCTGAAATTGAATTGCTACGCCAGGAAGTTAAAAGCTTAAAAGAATCTGTTAACGAATACTGTAAAACCGTTTTAAGTACAAACGAAGCGTGCAAAAAACTTCTAGATAAACAAAATCTTTTGGCCGATCAGGTGAAAAACGATTCGGTTTTTGTTTTAAAAAGTATAGAAAAAGCGTGCGCTGAAGTGGATAACGTTCACGAATATTGCGATCGCATCCGCCAACAACAGCACGAATTATCTGAAAAGCTTTCCAGCAAACGCCCCGTGCATAAACACGAACCGATAAATATCACCGTACAACTTCCGCCCGGCATGCCTATGCAGGTCCCGCAAAAAGATTTCAAAGCCGTGATCAAAAACCGAGTTAAAGACTTAAAACTTGATAAGCAGGCGAAGGAATTAAGCCGATGATCAAAGTAATTTTAATCAGTGGAAAACAAGGCAGCGGGAAAACGACGATTTCAAACGCGCTAAAAGCTCGCGCCAAACAATTTAAATTTGATTTTGTGGGCTCGATGAAATTTGCCGATGTGCTCTACGAATTGCATGATTATCTTTTAAATAAGATGGCAACTTACACCGAAAAACCGCGAATCAAAAAAGACGGCCCGCTTTTACAGTGGCTTGGCACCGAGTGGGGTCGAACCAAATACGGCCCAAATGTTTGGGTTAACATCTTAAAAAATAAAGTTAAATTTTTTGAAGACGAATCGGCCAGCTTAAAACGGTTAATTATCATTGATGACTGCCGCTTTGAAAACGAATTTGACGCGTTTCCTGAAGCTCTGCGTGTTCGTCTTACTTGCAGCGAAGCGGAACGGAAAGCCCGCGCGGACGCTTGGCGCGATAACACCGAACACCCGAGCGAAACGGGGCTTGATGTTTATGCGGCGGCCGGAAAATTTGATTTAGTTTTAAATACTGCGGGCGCTGGGCGTGATGTCGAGCACTGCGTATCACTTATATTTTCAGAATTAAACCGCGGTTCTTGGATTGAAAGCCGGGAACCTACTTTACACAACAGCAACTAAAAAGGAGCAGACAGATGGCAAAAAGAAAAGCCCAAACAGAAGACCAAGAAGTGATTAAAAAATTAGATCACGATCTTGAAGAAGAGTTAGAAAAAACCAAAGCGATCGAGCCCGCACCCACGCCAAAACAAGAAGCGCAGGACAGCGGACTAGCTAAACCCGTTTTAACTGGGACGAACAAAGTCAAAACTGATTTTGAACAGCCAGGCACCGATAATCAATCGCGCAAAGACATCGGTTTAGAGCCGGAATTATAAAATAAAAAACACTAAAAACTTAAAACGACAAAACCACTAAAAAGGAAAAAACAAAATGGCAAACGTCAACACACCGATTTTCAGAGTTTCTTACCCTAACGTTTTCAAACCGGCTTTTAATAAGCTTAACAACAAGGAAGAGTTTTCCGTCGTTGCGCTTTTTAAAAAAGGCGAAGACCTAACTAAATTAAAGCAAGCCGCCCAAGCCGCGATCGAAAAAAAGTGGGGCACAGATAAAACGAAATGGCCTAAAAATTTGCGCTCCCCATTTCGTGATCAAGCGGAACGCGCGAAAGATGTTGACGGAAAAAGAATTTTGCCAGCCGGTCACGAAGAAGGCGCAATCTTTTTAAATTTAAAATCAAGCCAACGTCCGGGCGTAGTCGATCAACAGGTTCAAGCGATCATCAATGAGTCGGAATTTTATTCGGGCTGTTACGCGATCGCATCTGTAAACGCTTACGCTTATTCGCAGCTCGGCAATAACGGCGTGAGTTTCGGTTTAGGCAATCTGCAAAAAGTAAAAGACGGCGAGCCATTAGGAAACCGCGCACGTCCTGAAGCCGATTTCGCACCGATTTCAGTGCCAGCGGGCGAAGAAAACGCCGCGACCGGATCAGCGACAGATATATTTTCGTAATTAATTTGGGCCCGGCGGCGCTTTTATCTCATCCCTGAGTGGGCGCTTGCCGCGGTTCTTTTCGCCAAGAAAGGTAGATAGATATGATAGAAGAAGGTAGCGTTATATTAGCAAAAAGTATCAAAAATCCTGCGCAAGTCGGCAAGAAAGTTCCCGGTTGGTCTACGTTAAAAGCCAAAGGGAATTTCATTTGCGTTTTGCTGGGCCATCTTCCCCCGGAAAGTAAAGCGGCCCCAACAGTAGATCAAAATAAACAGTTGATGATGAAACTCGGTTGGTATGACGGCGAAGATATTGAGGCGGCACTAGGCGCCCCAGCTTGGGATAAATTCGCTAAATTTGTTTGTAAAAAATATAACTTGGAGCCTATTAAATGAATTATTTAAAAAATTTAGATGCAGTTTTGACGGACCTAGGTGTCGACGATAAGGACTGTCATCCAACGCTTCCGCGCGGTAAAGAATATAGAATGGTAAAACCTGGCGGCGGAGCGGTATCAATTGAAGAAGCGATGTTTTTAGCTGGGACAATTTGGGGAACGCGCCCCGATGTCATCATTGAACTAGGTACATCCCAAGGCTGTTCAGCTTTAGTGATGGCGGCTGCGTGCAAGGACCTTGGAAAAGGCCACGTCATTACGGTTGATCTTGCCAAAGATCCCCCGATGTCGCGCTTTATCGCATCAAAACACGATCTTCCGTTAACGTTTGTTAACGATATGCACTCGATCGAGTATTTAAAACTCGCGGAACCTTCAGAAAAATTGCAGTACTTATTATTTTCTGACACCGACATCCCCGTGCGCCCGCAAGAAGTGAATTTAATTATCGAAAAATTCCCTAAAGGTTCAGTCGTTATGATTCACGACACATCAGAAAAGCACCCGTTCGGCCCGATGAAACTTGCCGATCACGTTAGCCTTCCGATCGTTGAACTTCCAAGCCCGCGCGGCATTTCAATTTTAAGGACTTAAATGACGGGGCTCGATCTATTCACCGGATACGGCGGAATCAGTTTAGCTCTAAAAAATTACGTGGAACCTATAGCATATGTCGAAATCGAAAAATACGCCCAAAAAATTATCGCAAGTCGAATGGCCGACGGATCTCTCCGCCGAGCTCCTATTCTTAGCGACGTCCGAAACGTCAGAGGTGAATTTGGGGTTTGTGAAATTATTTACGGCGGATTCCCGTGCCAAGACATTAGCGTCGCAGGAATTGGAAAAGGTTTGGGCGGCGAGCGAAGCGGATTATTCTTTGAAATTATCCGACTTACAAAAGAAATTCGACCGGCTTTTGTCTTCCTTGAAAATGTGCCAGCCATTAGAACTAGGGGACTTGACCAAGTTATCAAAGCATTTTCCGAAATACGGTATGACTGTCGGTGGATTTGTTTATCTGCCGCAAGCGTTGGCGCTCCCCACAAACGCGAGCGTTGGTTCTTACTTGCCCACGCCGACGGCGAGCTCCTACGGGTCGAACGGCAACGGGATTCGCAAGGGAAAACAGATTTCAAAAAAGAGTCTAAACTCGATGGCGGCTACCGGTCTTTGGCCGACTCCGCAAGCGCGGGATTTCAGATCGGGGGATCACCCGGATTCACTGCGGGCCCAACGGAAAAATTCTCAAGGGTGGAGCCGCAATTTGAACGATGCAGTTCTATTATTCCCGACGCCCAGGGCGAGCGAAGCGGGCCGGGAGCCCGCGAAAGTAGTGGATCGCGGGAGCAAGACAACTTTATGCGAAAAACTTGGTGGAAAACTGAACCCAACGTGGGTCGAGTGGTTGATGGGTCTGCCTTTAGGGTGGACCGAATTAAAGCCCTTGGAAATGGGGTCGTCCCTTTGCAAGTAAAAACAGCTTTTGAAATTTTAATGGGTTTGCAATGACCAAAGATTTTGTTCACATCGATTTTGAAACCAAATCCGCCGCCGATCTTTTGAAATGCGGCGCGGATGTTTACGCGCAGGACGGGACGACCGACGCGCTTTGTTTGGCTTACGCATTCAACGACGAGCCCATTTTACTATGGGTGCCGACGATGCCGCTCCCGCCAATTCGCTTGTTAAAGCACATCGCAAGCGGCGGAAAAGTTTACGGACACAACATCGGTGGGTTTGAAATGTTGATTTGGAATTACGTGATGACTTTAAATTACGGATGGCCAGAACTTAAAATCGATCAGTGTGAATGTACTATGTCGATGGCTTATGCGATGGGCTTACCCGGATCATTAGACGACGCAAGTCGCGCAGCCGGGATCGCTTATCAAAAAGATATGGCCGGGCATCGGGTTATGCTTCAGCTTTCACAGCCAAAAGCCATCACCGCGGACGGCACCCCGATTTTTTGGCAGTACAAAGAAGCACCGGAAAAATTTGAAAAGCTTTATTCTTATTGCAAAATGGACGTCGAAGTCGAACGCGCGCTCGCAAAAAGGCTTTTAAGATTAAGTCCGCCAGAACAAAAAGTCTGGGAACTTGATTACAAAATTAATCGCCGGGGCGTTTACGTTGACCGCACTTCCGCACTTCACGCTTTTGATTTGGTCGAAGTTGAAAAGAAAAGATTAAATCAAAGAATGCACGAAGTGACTAAGACTGCCGTCTCAACTTGCACAGCATCCGGGCAGATCGCCGACTGGCTTCGATTTAAAGGCCTAAAACCGCCGTCAATGGCAAAGGCTGACGTGACCGAGATGTTATCAGGCCCGCTACCTGATGACGCAAGGACGGCCCTTTTGCTGCGCCAGGAAGCGGCCAAAACTTCGACCGCCAAACTTCAAGCTATGATTAACGGGGCATCGATCGGCGGCCGGATGCGCGGGCTTTTCCAGTATCACGGGGCATCGACCGGACGCTGGGCCGGGCGCCGCGTGCAATTACAAAATCTTCCCCGCCAAAGTTTAAAGCAAGAACAGATCGATCAAATTTTTGAGTACTTAAATAAGTACGGCGCAAAGTCTGGCGACAAGATCCGCGAAATGGGTCTTATGCCGATGTCTGCAATGAGTGAATGCGTGCGGGGATTTTTAAGATCGGCACCCGGAAACGATTTGATAGCGTGTGATTTTGCGGCCATTGAGGCCCGGGTTTTGGCTTGGCTTGCGGGCCAAGAAAATGTCTTAGAAGTTTTCCGCGGCGATGGAAAAATTTACGAATTAACTGCCGCCGGAATTTTTGGCGTAAAGGTTTCCGAAATCACTAAGGACGATCCGCGCCGGCAGGTTGGAAAAGTTGCGGTCCTTGCGCTTGGTTATCAGGGCGGCGTCGGTGCATTTCAAACGATGTCTCGCGGCTACGGCGTAAAACTTGCGCCCGTATATCCGACAGTTTTAAAACGTGCCACCGAAGAAAATTTAAGAATGACCGAATTTATTTATAATATGAACGGTAAAAAGCACGACATTTCGATCGAAGAGTTTTACGCATCTGATTTAATTAAGCAGTTTTGGCGCGAGTCGAATTCTAGTATTGTTCAGTACTGGGAAGATCTAAACACCGCGGCGATTCTTGCCGTCGAAAATACTGGGCGCCAGTACACCGCGGGCGCGCAAGGTCGCCAAGTTGTTTTTAAAAAGAACGGGTCTTGGCTTTGGTGTAAACTTCCAAGCGGCCGCGTGCTTTGTTATCCCTACCCGCAAGTCGAATCACTCGCAGCCTTTGAAGATTCAACTAAAAAACCGACGCTAACTTATATGGGCGTCGACTCATACACTAAGAAGTGGGAACGCGGCAAGGCCTACGGCGGACTTCTTGCGGAAAATATCACGCAAGCCGTTAGTCGTGACTTGTTAGTGGATGCGATGTTTAGACTTGAAGCCGCGCGCTATTACGTTATAGCGCACGTTCACGATGAAGTGATTTGCGAAGTTCCAAAAAACTTTGGATCTTTAGAAGAAGTTGTTAAGATAATAACTCGCGTCCCAAGCTGGGCCGCAGGCTTACCTATTAGAGCCGAAGGATGGCGTAATGAAAGATATAGAAAATAATATGCAAACGGAACAAAGCCCGAGTTATTTAAATAAGGCGCTCGATTTGGCAAGTAAAGGGTTTTACGTTTTCCCTTTATGGCCAAACTCAAAGACACCGGTCATTGACGATTTTCCAAATCAAGCCAGTCGTGACCCGGACCAAATTAAAAAGTGGTGGACGGATCCGGTTTTAGAACTTGAACAGCCCTATAACATCGGAATTAGTACGACGAAGTATAACGGGTCCCAAGCCCTAGTCGTGGTCGACGTTGATAATAAAGGGAAGAAAAAAGGTTCTGAACAGCTTTTAAAATTAGAGCTTGAAGGAAAAGATTTTATCGAAACTGCGACCCAGATCACGCCGACCGGGGGCTTGCATTTAATTTATCGAACTAAAGAACCCGTTAAACAGGGCGTGCAGGTTCTAGGTGACGGGCTCGACATCAGATCAAAGGGCGGCTACATCGTCGCTGAAGGTTCTACGATCGACGGCAAAGCCTACGAATTTAAATTAGGTCACCTTCAAGTCGAAGAGTGTCCCGAGTGGATCGTACAAGCGTGCGGTCGGGCCATTGAAAAAGAATCAATCGAAGTCGACGCTTCAAAAATTGATCGAATGGCCGCGGTCAAACGTGCGGTCGATTATTTAGAAAATCATTCGGCGCTTGCGATCGCGGGCGAAGGCGGCGACCACGTCACTTTTAAAGTGGCGGCACGACTTAAAGACTTCGGGCTTTCAAAGCTTGATGCGCTTCTGGTTTTGCAAGATCACTGGAACGAACGTTGCGTCCCGCCGTGGAGTACTGAAGAGTTAAAAACTAAAATTGAAAACGCTTATAATTATTCGCAAGAACCGGTCGGATCAAAATCCCCCGAAGCTGTATTTACAAAAATTGAAACGATCAAAGAACAAAGCTATCTCGAAGATTTAAATAAAGAGTACGCGGTACTTTTTAACGAAGGCGAATGCTCGGTGCTATTTGAAACGGTTGACGAAAAGGGAAGACCAAAGCGCGAGTTTATGAAAGAGTCAGCTTTCAAAAGAAAATTTTCACCTTACGTTGTTCAACAGGGTCGGGGAGCTGCGAAAACTTACGCCGACATTTGGCTTGATTGGCCAAGCCGCCGTCAGTACGCCGGGGTTTGCTTCCGTCCAGAACTTGAACCGAAAAATAATTACTATAATTTGTGGCGGGGCTTTGCCTACAAACAAACGCCCTATGCAAACGCCGGCGCAAGCGCGCGCCTGGGCTTTGATATGTTCATCGATCACGCCAAAACAAATGTTTGTCAGGGCGACGAAAAACTTTTCACTTGGCTGATGGGATACTTCGCGCACCTAATCCAAAAGCCATATGAGCGGCCATTAACTACACTTGTATTTCGTGGACGCAAAGGCGTCGGCAAAAATTCTTTGGTCGAACGAATCGGGAAGTTAATTTCAGCGCACTTTTTAGTTGCGCACGACTCCCGCTATTTAACTTCGAATTTTAACGGGCATTTAGATAGCTGTTTGATGTTAGTTTTAGACGAAGCGTTTTGGTCGGGCGATAAATCTGCCGAATCAAAATTAAAAGGTTTAACTACGGCGCCCGAAATTATGATCGAGCGTAAAGGTAAAGAGCCATATATGGTCGATAACCTTGTCCGGATGATCGTGATCGGGAACGAAGATTGGTTAGTCCCTGCATCTGCCGATGAACGTCGATACGTTGTCTTTGATGTTGGTGAAGGTAAAAAACAAAACGGGGAATACTTCAAACAGATGCACACGCTAATGGACGAAAAAGGCGGAGCCGAAGTTTTAATGCACTACTTAAAGAACTTTGATTTAAAAACCGTGGACGTCAATCGCGCGATTCATACTGAAGGCTTGGCAAGTCAGAAGCTTGAATCACTTTCGCCGCTCGAGCACTTTTGGTTTGAGTGTTTAACTGAAGGCCGAATACTTCACGCAGCCTTTTCAAAAACCTGGGAAGAAACTATCGACAAGTCTGTTTTTAGATCGGCATTTCTGGCCTACGCCAAGGAACGAAATATGAAACTGTGGGCGCCGAGTGACGTTGCGATCGGCCGGGAGTTTAAAAAACTTTCACCAAAAACTAACTTTTACCATAAGCGCCGCGATGAAGAGCAAACGGTCCACGCTTATAAACTTCCGCCGCTCGAAGTTTGTCGTAAGGAGTGGGACGCACGCATGGGATTTGAACACCGATGGCCGTAAAGACTGCGGACGACTGCCGCCGCCATGCCAAGCGGCGGGTCGTTGAAAGGTACGGCGAATTTTTATCCTTTGATGAAATCAAGGCGCTTGAATTAAAACTTCAAAACCGCCAAGGTCTTCACCTTAAAAAAGAATCAAACACTCGAAGCCACTGGCTTTTAGAGGATAAGTATATCGTCGTTTATAATAAAAATTTGCGGGCGATCGTAACTTTTCTTCCGCCGGATGCGATTATAAATTATCTTCCCAGTAATAAAATTTATTCTGAAGACGTCGCTATTTAAAACTAACCGTGACACCGACGCCCAAAGCAAAACCACCAAGGAAGATAAGACTTTGTCCGACCTGCGTCGACCAAAAATCTAACTGTGGCGGCGGATTTAAAACCGGATTATTAAAGCGGGTTAATTGAATTTCTTCGTAGACGGCTTGCATCTCTAGGCAGGTATTTATTTTTTCAGCTTGTTCGCGGGTGTAACAGAATTTATGCGCCGGGGTCTTATCGTTTACCGCCGAGCTTGCGTTCAATGTTAGCATCAAGCTCATCATCAGACATAACACTTGTTTCACTCATCACCTCGATTTTTTTATCATCAAGTTTCTTTTGGTCTTTGGCAACCTGTTCCCGACCCTTTGCTTTAAGATACGCAAAACTCATCCCGCCGCCAGCCAAAAGTAAAATTATCATTCCAATTAAATCATTCATCTTTTTTAGGCCCCATATTTTGATTGATGTCGACCTTGGCTTGTCCCGTCACGTAGGCGGCACACATAACCGCGATCGCTCCGATTATTGTAGGGATAATGACCACAGTTTCCAAGTAGTTATATCCAAGTTTTTTAACTAGATCGAGCGAATACAAACACATACAGATTGCAAAGACCGTCATTAAAAGTTTTCTAGAATTAAACTTTCGCATTTAAAAACAGTTCCTTTTCTTCCGCCCGGCGCGTGACAAGGCCCGGCAAAACTTTCGACCCGGATTTATTCCAGCGCGTAAACTGTTCAGCAACTAAAGCGGCCGGAGCCCCCGCATTTAACAAGCGAAGAAGAGTGGACGCCGCAAAGGCCCCGGACCCGATATTATAAGTAAGTGAAATCATAGCCGCCAGTTCGTGATCTTTGACGGGAACTTGGATTACTTTTTTGATGGCACGAGTGACGTTTAAAATTTCAAGATTCAAAAGGGCCTCGGCTTCTTCTTCGGTGCAAGTGTCTGAAGGGATAACATCTCGCCCACGAAACTTTGTGGCCCCGTAGCCGATTGACCAAACTCCCGCCGGGCAGAGATAAGCCCGCAGCATAAGACCTTCAAATTTTTTGATTAGGTGTTTAGCTTGGTCCACGTTTTTATTATCGGCCAAGCGTTTTTAAACTAAAGTCTAATTCTTATTGGCTGGACTTTTTATCGATCTTTATACTCAAGCCCTTTAAATCTTTTAAGGTCTGTTCGTTCTTTAGTTCTTGCGCTTTTTCAAAACCTTGCAGCTCGCGCACGTCGCGCTGTAAGTGGGTGTAATCGATTGCGCGATTAACCACCCACCGCGTGAACAGCGCGATCGTGACTGCATTTGCTAAAATGAAAGCGCCGAGCTGTTCGTTAGACATTTAATAATACTCTTCGACAACGATGACCCCAGAACCACCGTTCCCGCCCGCGGCACTACCTGCCGCACCCGCTCCGCCGGCACCAACACTGTAAAGGTATGTAGCCGATGGCGCGTCGATTATTCCATCTACGAAGCCGCCAGATCCGCCGCCGCCTGCCGCTGGCCCCGCTGCCGCGTTTCCTGAACCGCCGCCGCCGCCTGCACCGGAATTCGCTGCCGCTGCACTGCCCGGCCCACCGCTAACACCGCCGGGACCTGCGCCGCCAAAAAAGCCCGCGCCGCCTGTGCCGCCGGATGGGGTGAATGATGCCGTCCCAACGTTACAGGCTCCGGGCGATCCCGCGTTACCTGACATCGCGTGACCTACCGGACCGCTACCAAGCGCAGCCGCTCCGCCGACTCCGGCAGTTGTAGAACCTGCGCCGCCGCCGCCGGCACTTGCTGTGATCGGCCCGAATGTAGTGTCAGCGCCAGTCGATCCGTTTGTCGATGTGCCGCCGCCGGATCCGCCGCCGCCGCCGCCGCCCTGTGCTCTAACTCTAATATATGAAACGCCCGACGGCGTCGTGTATGTTCCGGAACCACTAGTAAATTTTTGAATTGTCGGAACCTTATTATTTAAACGTCTTTCCGCGCCCGAACTATTTAAAAAATAAACGCCGTCAGTTTTAGCGTAAACTTTTTTAACCCCGGATGCCGGAGTCGACGGCGTTGAAATATCAGTTAACGACACAGCATCAGTGAATTTTTTATTTGATAAATCTTGCGTGTCAGTTGTTCCAACGATGGCGCCGGTGATTGAAACTTCGCCCCAAGTAACTGTCGTCCATTTATCAGGTGACGCATCAGTATCAGGGATAAACGCAGAACCCGAAGACTGTCGTGAAATAGTTTTAGAAGTATTCCCGTCGATCGTGTCAGTTCCATTTCTGGCAACTGTGATCGCGTTTGCGCTGGCATCAGTTTTCTTAATCCCGATCGACCAAGCGCCGGACAATGTTAAAGCGGCGATCGATGGAAGATTGATCGTAACCGCGCCGCCGGTACAGTCTACTTCGAACATCGTTCCGGCTTGTCCGTTGGTGATCGTGTACGGGGAATTTGCAAAAGTTAAATAAACAACATCATTCCACTGTGAAGCGATGGAACTTGCGGCAGCTGCCGCTGCCGAAGCTGCCGCATTGACGGCACTTGCCGCCGCAGCGGTTGCCGAGGTCGCAGAGTTACCCGCTTGAGTCGTTGCTAAGGCCACCTGCGCCGCAGCTAATGTCACTTGATCGGCGGCATCATCCGCACTGTCTGACGCGTCCTGCGCGTACTGTTGGGCGTTTGCAATTTCATCCGCAGTTGGTCCCATTTCAAAACCTGTAAGATCGCTTTTGACGATCAAGGTTTTTCCTTCAGATCCCGACGCATTTAAATCGGTCGGTAAAAATAAACTAAAACTACCAAGGACCGCTTCTTCCGCGGCACGAAGTCCACGGGTGATTTGTTCCGATACCCGTTGAACGAGCATCGTCAATAGATCATAAGCTTCTTCGATTTGTTCAGCCGGCATCGAATCATTTTCGCGAAAGTCTTTTTCTTGTTTGATTGATGGGCTTCGGTAAATAATTAAAGTGTAACCTGATGGCGGAGCGACGATCATCGTAACAGATCCGCCGGCTTCAAGACCTGCACCTGTCACCGTGTAATTTGTGGTGATCGTTTGAACCACGCCGACGCCCGTCGTGTTATTTCGTAAAATAACAATAAGGTCAGCATTTGCCAAAAAATAATAGGGGAACGAAAACACGGTCGTGACGCCGTTGCCTGAGTACTCGCTTCGGTTTGTTGTTGTTTCTAAAGACATCTATTCCCCCAGTTGTTTCTTAAGTTCTTGCATTAAATTATTCCCCTGTTTGGCGACTTCCGTCATCATCAAATAAGTGCTATCGATGATCTGACGTTTTTCATCTGGCGACATATCGGGATTTTTATTAACTAACCTAATTAAATTCGATTGATTTGAAAGGGCTTCTTGGATTCCATCAAGCTTAACCAGGTTATCTTGGTTTGAATTTAAGACGAGTTCCTTTTCCATATTTTTAAAGTCACCTTCGCGCGCAAGATGTCTAATAGTATCAAGGACTTGTTTATTTTCTTTAAAACTATCTTGGAACATCTGGACTGAATTCGTCCCCGCCATCGGGTAACGAACTACAAAAGATTTTATAAAAGGAATGTCGGCCAAAGTTCCCGACGCTGGGTTTTTTGTTTCCGCAACGCCCGCAGCCGTTAACGCTTTATCCGCGACCTGGACTGCGTACTTCCCTAAAGACCCGCCCCAGCTTTGAATATAATTTTGCAAAACCATAGGGGATGCAAAATCTGTTTGGCGGTTTACGGTCCCTACCATTTTCCCCAAAGCCTTCGCGGTTTCTGAAGTGTATTCGACGAACTGATATTCTGGGAGTACCCCTTTTAAATGGTTCGGAATAATATCCCGACCGGTGAATAAAGACTTATTAAAATACTGTTCAATTGCGGGGCTAACTGCATCCGGAACAAAAGCCGGAGTGACAAGACCTACCATAGTTTCATTGAAATCTTTAAACGCGCCCGGCTGTTCTGAAAAGAAAGCTTCTAGTGTTCGCTCCGGAAGTGATCCAAAGATCACGCCAAGTTCTTGCGGTTTTGGCAAACGATAGATGACGCCCTTATTCACTTCAAATTTATCCCCGTTAGCGCGAACCATATAACTTGGAAGCCCGTCAGCTTCTTCCGCCGTTGCCGGCTGCCAATTATCTGTGGGGATGATCCAAAATAAATCTTTTTCCCATCGTGGGATTTCTTGATAGCGCGGATCATCGTGATTAGCCCACCACAAAAGAACGCTCGGGACGGTGATATAGGCCACAGCTTTTGTGGCGACCGCTGAAGGGTCTTCCTTAAATGCACGCGCGGTTCGGTCTAAACCTTGGATCGACACATTCATAAAAGCTGTGATCGAATTTAAAGCCGATACTTTGGCGCCAACGCGCTGGAAGTCGACCGTGATTTCGCGCGAAGCGATACCACCTTCGACCAAACTTCCGCCGGCTTTTCTAACGTTTTTAAATTCAGTTAATCGCACCGACTGTTCGGCAAGCTCGGCCGCTACTCGCATCACTTCGAAAGGTTTTTCAATAACGTTTCTAGCAGAACCCATAAAGCCAGTTTGCTTTTGTAATTGATAAATGTCGGTCGTGACGTAGCGGTTCCCCATATCTAAAAAGGCCCCGTTCGCTCCGCCGGATTTCAGCCAATTATAATAAGAGTCGTTCTTTTTGATGATGTCGCCCATTGACTGCACGATTTCAAGGGGATTCATTCCGCGTGATTTTGAAAAGGTTGATGCAGTCAGTGTATCGCGGAAGAAGTTTCGAATAATAAAATCAGGTGTAAAAGTGATCCCGATTTTTTTAACGGTTGTGATCCCGTTCATAAATTTAAATAAAAGGTTTGTGCTCGTCGTATCGCCATCAATTCTTTTTAAGGCTTCGGCAAGGTCCGGCGTCGTTTCGAAGACTTTACGCTTTCCATCGATGTAGACGTTGAATTGATTTGGAGCGAGGTCGGTTTGCTGTTTTCTAAAAATCGTGATGTCTTTGATCTGCGACGTTCGTAAGACGTTGTCGGGGTGTTCTTTTTCAAAAGCCTTAAGGAGTGTTTCGTCGTCAACCTTGATCCCCTTTTCTTGTAGGTTTTTCTTTAAGGCTTTAATCGTGTTAGCGCCTTCGGCTTCTAGCGCCGAAACGATTTCACTTGCAGAAACTTCGATCGGCTTCATTCGTGCCGGAACTTCTTTGATCAAATCTTGACCTTCAGTGGCTTCGGCTAATTTTATTAAAGCTTGCTTTGGTCTATTTCGTTCCGCCATTTTTACAAGTTCGGTCGTGTTTTCAACGATCGATAAAATCGGGCTTTGGATGTCGCGTTCACTGCCTTTGAATTCTTTTAACGATCCAGCTTTTCCTTGTCGTTTAATTTTTGATCCAAGGCTTGGATCTTCGACGTCCATAATTCTTTTAAATGGGACGTAATCTTTGTTTGCTTCTTTCATTCGGGCGACTTGTTCTTTAGATAAGACTCCCGAATCAGCCACGTAATCTAGATTACGATTTTGAAAATCAGTGGCGCGTTTTGCTGCGGCTTCGTATTTTTTACCGTGCTCGGCGACAACTTTTTCAGCGGCCGCGACGTCAAAGCCGGTCGTTAAACCTTGCTTTGATTTTTCAAGTACGCGCTTTGAAATCATATACGCTTCTAAAGTCTCGACGGATTCAACATCTTTTAAAATACTCTTAAGTGATTCGCCGTTTTTTTCTAACGTGCGATAATCAAGCGTGCCGTTTTCGAAAATGTGTTTGGCTTTGGCTGGGGCATCGACTGCCGTTCGCGCTAAAACGTAAGGGTTATCAGCTGCGGGAAGTTCTTTTGCTTCCGATAAAATTTTTGTCGCTTGATTAATCGGGTCGAGCTTATCGACTAGGGCCGTATAAATTTGATCAGTCGAAGGTAACTTTGATTTTTTCGCTTCGGGCTGATCAGTAACTTTGCCAAGAATTGTGTTCACTTCCGGCGATAGATTTGGGTTTAGTTCTTTCAAAGGTTTAACCGTTGAAATATTTTCCGGCGGCGTAGGCTTAACCGGATTTAATCCTAGGTCCGGAGCCCGCGGAGTTTCAACATTGACCGCAGCCATTTCTTGCATAAACTTCGGATCTTTGGCCGCGTGTTCCACGACCTGCACAGGCGACAAGTTTCCTTTTGAATACATGCTTCTAATTTTGGTCGATGCCATACCGGCACCTTTAAGGCCAAACATCAAAACCGCAGCATCTAAAAATTCTGTAGGTTCTGGGATCTTTCCTTCAAGGGCTGATCCTACCATTGTCATCGTGGTGATTTCTGCGGTTAGTTGCGCAGTCGTTTTGGCGACCGCCGGGAGCGTCGATTTTGCAAGGCTTTGCCCGACCGCTCCGCCGACTCCCATAGTAGCGCCCCCGATGATTGCGGCTTTAGTGGAATTGATAAACACAGCACTAGCGCGCTCCCAGAAATCAGAAAAACTTTGAACATCACCTTTTTCATAATGCTCCATTAAAACAGTTCTGATGGCTTCAGGCAAAGCCATTGCGCCCGCGCCCATGCCGATCTCGCGTCCGATAACACCGCCGCCGATCCCGCCGCCTAAAGTCCCGATCCCCGGTGCGACAGAGCCCACGGCCCCACCGATCCCGGTTCCGATCGCGCCGCCGACAACGGCCCCACCGATACCACCTGCGATCATCGCAGGAATATCGCCCGCCATCATTCCGACTTGCGAAGCGATCCGATAAAACATCGGCGCGTGTTCGGGTAAAATGACGTCAGGTTTTCCCTTGATAAGTCCTACAACAGACATATCAAAGCCCGCTTCTAGAGCTTCCATAAAACTGTCGGCTTGTTTTAGTTCAGGTTTTTCAGGTTGAATTAATTCCGGCGCTGCGGCTGTTGTCGTTTCTGCCGCGGGCTTTACGATCGCCATATTTTTTTGAGTGTTTGAATCGATTACGGCTTTTGCGTTTGCCATATCAGGATTTTTAATTCCGAAATACTCGTCGACTTCAGTCGTTGCAAAGCCCGCTTCCTGAAGCTGGGCCGTTGTGTCTGCTTTCCACTGTTCGATTTCTTGGGGCTGAAAACCGGCTTCTTGTAGGGAAGCCATTTCTTGAACGCCCGGTGCTGTGTCTACCATTACATTCCTTTAGTTCTACTTATATAATCGGCTGCGGATTCGCCGGGTTTTCGTGGCGGCTTCTTCGGTTTAGGCGGCGCGATGAACGTGCTATTTGCGGCGCCCGCTGAAGGCACGCTCGGCGTAACCGCAAGTCCGCCGTCTCCGGTCGGTTTCTTCGGTACCATATCACGAAGCATTTGCTGGGGCGTTCTAGTGTACGACCCGATTTGTTTTCCTAAATACTCCGGCGAAGTCGGATTCAAAAGACTTGCCGCCGTTTTTCCGTTTGCACGTTCGGTGCGGTAAGTTTCTAAAAACCACGCTTGAAATTTTGCCATTTGTTCGTCACCGATCGGATCTTTAAATCCGGTTAACGGATTTGATCGCGTGAGTTTTCCTTTTGCGATTTCAAAAACTTGTCTCTTCATTTCGGCATCGATGTGACCTTGTTCGGTGTTTTGGCCTTGCACTTCGTCGCGAAGTTTTTGAAGCGTCGTCATCGATACGCCGTTACCAAAATAAGAATTAAGATCTGCGTCGTTTGTAATTTTATTCGGATCGCCGTCAGGTAAATGAATGCGATTAAAAAGCGCGATCGTCGTTGCCGGATCGTCTTTTAATTTTTCATCCGGGGAGTTTGCAACTTTTAACATATTTAAAAATTGTTCTTTTGATCCCGACCCAAAGGCTTCTAAGTTTGAATTTAAAATGTCTTTGGCCGTTAAATTTTTATCGACCATAGACTGTAAAAAACTGTTCTGTGTTTTTTCTTGCTGAAGTTTTACGATTCTTTCTTGTTCGCGCATTCGACGT